GTTTTCCTCACCAAGACTTAAATTTAATCTAAGTGGAGTATCAGGGTCCATCGTCATTTTTTGTCCTCAACTTCTACAACTAATTTATCAAGGTCAATACGTTCAGCATATACTGTATAGTGACAATTAATTTGGGATCCAGAATTATTCATAATTTTTATTCTTTTACCCCATTCTACCTTATCAACATAAAGTTCTTGATATGTTCCGACAGGAGTTAAATTAACTGTGATACTTTCTGGATCAATTAATTTATCCCAGTAATCAGGAAGTTCTATGTAATTAGAACCATTAAGTTTCCCTCTATAGTATACACCAATTTCAGGACCTTCAAGACATGCATGAATCAATCTTTTCCCTGGTTTACTTGGATGAGGGATATCGAACTGTTTAAAGGGTGCAGCAACTGAGGCAAATATTCCTTTAGGTGAAGTAATCGATCCTGTACAGACTGTGTTTGGTGAAGCAAGTTTCAAACTTGCACCAGCAATCATAACTTTTGAACCTGTAATAGTTGCAGTCTTTCCAGCTATAGTAATAGCTTTTGATGCAAGAGTACTCTTTGCAGTTGAAGTACGAAACTCTGCTCCAGTAACTCTTAAATTTCCTACAATATCAAAATCACCAATACCAGAAAACTTACATGCATTCAATAAATGATTAGATCCTTTCACTCCATGAATTGCAAACGGAGCTGGACCCATTCCAATATTGAGAGTTCCTTGATGCAGACCTAAAACTGATGTCTGCCCAACATATCCAGCATTACAATCAAAAGTTCCTGGCAATAAAGTAACATCAGGAATAGTGAGTGGACTGACTAGTCCAGCACATGAGAATCTACTTGCCGATAACTCGTCTCCAAAAGCCATAATACCTCCTATTTACAAGATTTATCAATTCCTTCAAGCATAGCACTTAAATCTCCTGATATAAGACTTTTAAGAGCACCAAACATTGAAGGGTAATCTCCATATGTTAATGTTCCCTTTATTATTACAGCTGTTCCTGCTATATCAATTCCACACTCACCACGCAAACATAATTTAGAACCAATTATTCTGGTTTGTTCACCAGATGCTATATTAATATATCCAGTTGACGCAACCATAAAGTTTCCATGTGGATCAGCACCTGTGGTTTCAATATAAACATTTCTTGCTTTAATATGAAGATCTCCATTTTCAGTAATAAAAGCAATATCCCCACTATCAGCAAGAATTTGCTTCGCTACTGGTTTAGGTCCATCTTTCTCTTTTGTAATATTCTTACCAACTATTTCAGTATGACATTTAGGAGTTACTGAAACAGAATTTCCAGACTCAAAATATGTTTGGCTATGATTTGTTTTGGTATTAAATGTAAATTCTCTACCGTCATGTTTTGATTCTGGACCAGCTGGTCCCCAAAACATTATACCATATGCTGTATCAGCAACTCTAACTGGTGGTGGATAAATTGCCATTATTTGTAAACGCAGTCAATAACTTTAATAACTTCTCCTTGCAAATCCCCCTTAAATTCACTACCTCTAGTAAATTCAACTCTTGCGCGGAATTCTGCCCCAGATCCGTTCTTACTATTTATTATAATTGTAGGAATTCCAGTTAGACCGCAATATCCATTAACAACAGTCATAGCAACGATTTGTCCCATTTCAGTCATTTGAACCTTAACATCAAGACCTGGAATATTTGGTTCAATTGTTATTGAATCTTCTGGACTATATCCAATTCCTGTAGAGATAACATCAATCTTTGTTAAGCATCCTACATAGTCTTCCTCCTCAAGAACGGATCCGCCAGGTGGTCGTTGGCATATACCATCAATACAAACAAATCCAGGAGGACAATCTGCATCAAGAGAGCAACCTTTTGGTACACATTTTCCATCTACACAAATATATCCTTCAGGACAATCCTCATCATCATTGCAACCTATTGGTACACATCTTCCATCTATACATTTGGTTCCTGAAGGGCAATCTTTATCGGAGCTACAAGGAACAACGATGCAGTTACCATTCACACAAACAGTCCCTGAAGGACAATCTACATCATTTTTACAAGGAACATCCTTACACTCTCCATCTATACAAACAAATCCAGGAGGACAATCTTTATCACCTTTACAAGGACCCTCCTCACACACTCCATCTATACAAATATATCCTTCAGGACAATCTTTATCATCTGTACAACCTGTTGGTATACATGTTCCATTTATACATTTGGTTCCTATAGGGCAATCTTTATCGGATTTACAAGGAACAACGATGCATTTACCATTCACACAAACAGTCCCTGAAGGACAATCTTTATCATCTTTACATTCATCAGAAGTACACTCTCCATCTTTACAAATCATCCCAGGAGGACAATCTTTATCATCTTTACAACCTTTTGGTACACATCTTCCATCTACACAAATATATCCTTCAGGACAATCTTCATCACCTTTACAACCTTGTGGCACACATGTTCCATCTATACATTTGGTTCCTGGAGGACAATCTTTATCAGAGCTACAAGAAACATCCTTACACTCTCCATCTACACAAATCTGTCCATCAGGACAATCCTCATCATCACTGCAAGGTTTTCCTGGTGGTTCTGGTTTACATTCTCCATCCACACAAATACATCCTGGACCACAGTCCTTATTATCTGTACATGATTTAGGTACACAATCTCCATCAACACAAACTTCACAATCAGAACAATCAGAATCAACTTCACATTCATCTTGTTCCCGATCGCCTGGTGGTTCATTGGTGTAACCAGTTCCTACATTAACCGGTATGTATGTATCAATACCAACACCATCATCATTACAACCTTCTCTATCACCATAGGTTTTAAAACTAAATTCTCTGGTAAAAGTAGTTGAATATTCATCACTTCCTTTTGCCCTTGTCTTATCTCTTTGATTTCCAAACCAAACATCAAAACCATTTTTCTTTTTGTTGGCAATCCCTACAACATACCTATCTCCTGTTTTTTCCTTTGTATTTTTTGTAACTTGGAATTTAACTTCTCCAGCAGAATCTGTAAAGATGCCATCTTTTGTTGTTACAACAAGATCATTAAAATCCCTATCAGATTGCAAACCCTGAGTGTCTTCAAAAACAATTTTGGAAGTTGAAAGAACTGCTATGTCAGCTTCTCCTTCTCTGGTTCTTCCAGTATCTTTTGCAATACTGTCTGGTCTTGCAATCTTAACAACGCTACTAACACTTCCAGTTTCTCCCGTTTGCCTAAATTTATTTCCATCAATTTCCAATAGTCCAACTGCTTTACCAGCATTCTCTGGATCATCATCATAGTCTAAAGTTAATTTAACATTACCATATCCTCTCACTACGAGTCTAAGATTGCCTTCATCTTCACTACCCGCAAATTCGGCACTGGATATGGTAGGATCCGTAGTACCAATTTTAAGTGTTGCATTGGGATCATCACCGTCCTCATCTAAGAAAACAATTTCTTTATTACTGACACTACCGATGCTAGAATCTTTACCTCTTCCTTTTGTACCAGGTTTTGCAATAGTAATTGGAAATACATTACGTATTTTGTCAGCACTCTTATATTTTAAAATCTTTGTTTCTGCAGTTGAGGTGACAGTGTAAAGTACATTTTTAAATAAAGTAACAAACTGTTGATCATCTCTTTGTTTTCCACTAACCCTTATTGTCTCCCCAGGTAATCCGGGAGCAGTAAGGAAGAAATCAATCTTAGCGTCAGATTTTTTAATAATCTTAAATTTAATCCTCTCCGTCACTTGATCATCATCTATTTCACCTAAAAGAGTTCTTTGTATAGCAGCTGGAAGTTTAGAAACTTTAAGAAATTCAATTTTATACTTATTATTATCATATGGTTCTTTGAATCTTATGCGATAATGCTTTGCATCTTCCCTAAGATTGTCAGGTGTTATCTTTAATCCACTCTTTGCTTTTTCTCCTTTAAATTTTACTTCTTTAATATCACCAGTACCAACAGAAACAACTCCAGGTTGTATAGTCTCATCAGTTTTATTATCAAATTCATGATAAACACTTCCTTTTAATATACATTTTCCTTTTACCCCATCATCCTCAAAAGGAAGGCGTCGTCTACGTTCATCATCAGCATCATCATCACCATCATCATCATCATCATCTCCACCCTTTTTACGTTTTTTCAGAGTGATTGGATCAATATCTCCGTCATCATCATCAGGAGTTTCCAATTCTAAATATCCTGATGCATTTTCACCTTTTCCACAGTTGTCTATAAATGTAATAAAAGGTGATTCAGTGTATCCACTACCCTTATTTGTAATGTCAACACCTACAAGTTGTCCTAGTTTATTTACAATTGCCTTACCTGCAGCACCTGCTCCTCCACCTCCAAATATTTGAACTTGTGGTGGTCCACATCTATAAAGACCACTATCACAATTTGTATCAAGTTGATCAATTAAATTGTCAACAAATGGATCAATTTCTTGACCCTGCCCTTGGAAGATTGGAAACTCTCCAACCCAACGATCAAATGAATTCAATAGATCCGATGATTCACCTGCACTTAAATTCAATCCATTTAAGAAATTATCAAATCTATCAGCAGCTTTCTTTTGTGGTCCTCCCCAAATACTAGCTCTAAAGGCTTTATTCTCTGGACACTCTGGACCACTGGTACAGAGGAAACTTTCAAATCCAAGAATAAAGTTAATTGCTCCAAAGACTGAATCAGCAATTTTTCCTATACCACCAACAATTGAGTTAATCTGATCAAAAATAGGTTTAAGAGCTTTATCTAATCTATTTGCTATATTATTCAGAAGTGAATTTGTGAATTGACGAGCAGCACAGAAAGGTGCATTTATCATATTTCCAATCAATTCAGTTAAGAATCCACTAATTAAATTAGCTAGACCCGAAATCATTTCACCAAATTTACAGAATATAAGATCTATAATTTGCTGTGTAACTATATTTTGAATTTGTTTTCCAATATTTGGAAGCAACTCAGCTAATGCTGCAGATAAAACTTCTTTTATTTTAGCAACAATAAAATTTCTAACTCTCTGAATAAGAATTCTCATAACACCTGCTATGAGCTCAGTTGCATTTTGAATGGTTTCCTTCAATCCTACAATAGTATTTAATGCAGGTTGAACAAATTCATTATAATATTTTTTGATACCTTTCAAAAAGTCAAATACTTTTTGAAGGGATTTGCTAATGGTAGCAATAGTCGTAGTTCCGCAAGGATTTGGACCATTAAACTCTGTTTGTACTGCTTCTTTCCAATAAGCGTATGACTCAGTATTTAAATATGTTTTACATTCTTCAATATTTTCTCTCATCCAACCAACATCAGCATTTCTGTTGGTACATTCTTGCGAGACTCTATTTGCTTCTGCTATTTGAAGTATTTCATCGTTTAATGATTTTCGACTATCATCAGATAAGGGAGCCTCACCAGAATCACTCCTCTGAATAAGTGAATTAATCTCACTTAAACGATTATCTATATCTTTCTGCGGTTTTCCTATCCAAGTATTTGCCATTAAAATATAATTTTATTTTTATTTATTACGATTTATATGAACTTAATGAACTAAGTCCTGTCTCCAGACTAGATGGTTTTAATGGAGTATTTGGTGGTGCTCCACCTGTTCTATTTGTTGGAGATGAAAGTTTTTTATTTTGAGAAAATGGATTTACTCTCAATCCTTTAGAAGTTCCTTCTGCCTCTGCCTCCTGTGCTGTTATTTGATTGCTAGAATCTGTTCTAACTAAAACTCCATCAATTACAGGAATTTGTAGATCGCCATTCATAAAATAACCGGTTACAGTCTCACCGCCAATAAGACCAGTATCCATTCTATTTCCATATCCTGTTGTAGGTGGCATTTGAACTGTGACCAATGGCAAATCATTATCCTTTGGCAAATCTCGTGAATGTGTTCCTTCACCATTTGGAAGTGAACAGAATAGTATTCTTGTTCTAACTCTGATACCAACACCACTATTAGAGGTTTGATTCTCTGTCTGATTTACTACTACCTGACCAACCCATCTGGCACCAAGACGCTGTTGATATTTTGCTCCAGTATTACTTGCCATTATGCAGCAACTCCTCCTTCCCCATAAGTATCTCTAACCAATGTCAAATATGTATAAGAATTTTTATTATCAAAATAATGACATAAATTTAGAATTAAATATTTTCCAGATTCATTTTCATCTGCACTCCCTAATGTTTTATCATCAACTGTAATTTTTTCAAGATTACACTGTATGACATCACCTGCTTCCAATTCTGGATTGCATGGAACAACAATATTCATTGCCTGGACAAATAAGAGATTATATCTCATTACAGACCTGGCAAGATAATCTTTTGGATCATTATTCGTTTCATTTCCAACTTTAGTATCCATCATTCCAGTTGGAATAACCATGGTATAAGTTCTGCTTGGATTTGCTTTCAATTGAGGATCAACTTCAACATCTTTACCTAAAGTGCTTTCATTCTTCTCATCGAGTGTATATTCTTTTTCTATACACTCCTGAGTATCTTCATACATGAATCTAAATTTAGCAGAATACATTCCTGCTCTCAAAGATTTAGATATTGATTGATCTCTTTTGTTTGGTGATTGTAAAATATTAAAAGAGTTTGATCCATCTTCAAGGTCAGATTTAAATACTCCATCATATGTATATGTAAACTTTGGATCTTGAGAAACTAAACTATCGATAGATTTGAAATGAACTCCACTTTTTGTCTCATAGAAAAAATATCCAGGATCACCTTTAGGTGGTGACGATTTTGATGCCATTTCTAGTAGAAGATCAAATGGTTTTATATTAGAACCTGTAAAGTTCCATGGTCTCGATGTTGGATCGACATGTACTCTACTTGTGTCATCAACTCCCAACTTTTCTTTAATAATTTTAGATACAGAAGTAGAAATATTTCCATAATATTTTTCAACAACAAACGTAGTTTGATTTTTTCTATACAAATCTGAAATTAATCTTACTGATCCAGATTCTTTAGTAGATTCTTTTCCTAAAATAATAGAACCATCAACAATTAAAGGAGTAGTCATAAAATCCAAGTCCCCAATAGTAGATTCAAATTTAAAATTAACGTTTTCATTTCCTCTCAGTGGTAGTGAACTAATTAAAGTTCCCAATCTTCCCTGAGTATCATCTTCAGTAGATGCTTTAATTGTACCCGTATCTACATATTCAAAAGTAGCACTTACATATGGGGAAAATAAACTTTCATAATATCTAAAATGAACCATTGCATCAGATACATCCACGCTCCTGGTAGCATTAGTAATTTGTATTACCCTATTTGAAGTCTTTGTTGATACTGACATTTTATGCTAAAGGAAGTAAAGATGGTGTATTTGATTTAATAATCACTGGTTGAATGACATAATAACTCTCACTTTGCTCATCAAGATCTTCACCTATTGTACTAATCATACCACCCATCCCTTCTGTTTCTTGAGCAGATGCTATATTAGAACTAGGTCTTTTCTCTGGACCAGAATGTAAGTGTCCTATCAGATATCTATTTCCATTTTTATCTTCAAGAATAATTGAATTTCCATATCCAGCATTGTAACCACGATCATATTCTACCAATTTTAGATCTTTATGAAGTTGAATAGGAGTTCCCTGAGATATTCCATAATCAATTCCTTTGTGGAATTTAACTCCACCATAAACAGGATGTCCTCTATATCCAATAGGAGATGTCACCGGATGTTGAGATAATGGTTTTCCACCAACAATAATCTTATTTAAAACATCTCGCGGAATTTGTTCTCCACCACCACTATATCCATCACCAGTCTCAATATGTATATGTGGTCCAGTGCTTGCACCCGTTGATCCTACTCGACCAACTATGGTTGTATCAGGAAGATCTGCATATGATGTTCGCACTGTATCATCTGTTTCATCACGTTGTGGTGGTGGCGGTAAACCCTTATGTCTTTCATCTATCTTTGGTGTATGAATTTTATCAACTTTAAACGGATCACTTACATCGCCTTTGAGTTTTTCTACAATAGACTCAAGCATTTTTTGATTTTCTTCTTCCTGCTTCTGTATTATACGAAGAGAACTCATATTTTTTCTAAATGTGGAGAAAGAAGAAATATTACTACTTGATTTTTTCTTTTTAATACTTCTATCGGCAGCAGCAGCGGTTTTATTTAATCCAGTTTTTTTCAATTTTCCACCTGAGGAAAACTTCTTAGGAGGTTCTACTGGTGCTGGCGCAGGAGCAGGTGGTGCAAAGTCAGATCCACCAACAGTATCTCCTATATTTAAAGTCTCCCCACTTGGATAAACAAATGGATCATCAGATTTTCTATCTGTTTCTTCATCAGAATCTGGGATATCAATATCTAATCCTGAAATATCAGTATCTAATTCTCCACTCAAATTTGTCAATTCAGTTTCTAATTCTTTAATATCTTTTTTTGTTTTATCCTGTTTTTCTTGGGTGAAAAATTGAACCAAGGAAATAATACCATTAAAACCTTTTCCTATCAAATCAATAGTAAACTTTAATGTTTTTTCTAACCATGGATTATCATCAAAAAACTTTTGTACTCCTGCAATAATTTTAGGTAATCTATTAATTAAAAATCCAAGTAAAAGCACACCAACAAATTGCATTACTCTATCAAAGAAACTTAATGGTCCTCTTGTTATTACTGAACCAATAGTTTTTAACGGACTAGGAAGTCTTGATGTTTCTATTCTTTTTTCTTCAGCACGTATTTTTTTATTATAAGACTGATTTTCTAATGTAAGATTTTTTTCCTTTCTTAATTTATCTAATTTTTTATTTGAAAACACCAAAAGAGTCTTAATGTTCTGAGCATTAAGTTTCAATTTATTAGATTGTAAGTTAATTTTTTCCATTTAATTAACCTCCAAAACTAACGCCAACAATATCATAAGATTCAATTGCAACATCAAGGTATTCATTAGCAGGATCATATGTTAAAACTGCTGGAATAGTTCTTTCACTTTCTTGTGGTCCTGGTAATGTTGGTATATTGGTTGAACCAGAATTCATTACCACAGGTGGTAAGTTTATTGTATTTATTTTACTATTTTTATTTTTTGCTTTACTCAGATCTCTGGTAGGTGTTTGAATTACTTTAAAACCTCCTTTATTTTCCATTGGAGCAGACATTTGTGGTAAAGGTCCTAAACCTCCACCAGTTCCACCTGATCCTTCGCCAGATTGTGCTAATAATTTCTCATTCTTTTTAGATTCTAAAAACTTATCAAATTCCTCATAAAGTTCTCCCACCCTTTCAGCAGTTTTAAATTGCATTCTGGTTAATATGGATTGTTGTTTAGCACCCTCTGCAAAATCTTTATATAATTTTCCGCCACTATAGTTAATATCATCAAGTACTGGTTCAAATCTCATAGTTTCTATTTTTTTAACAACATATTCACCACCTTCAGCTTCCTGATTTCCACCCATTGGAATTCCGCCACCACTATGAGAAGGTCCTTTTAACTTTCCACCCAAAGTCATCTTCTCTGGTTCTTTTACATCTTTTGGTTTAGTTACGTTATCATAAATTGATGTCGCAAGTATATCACCCAATATCCCTCCCCATATCGGACCACCAAAAGGAATTAATGGTGGAAAACTACCTAAAGCTGCCCCCAAAGCAGATCCAACTCCTTTTGCTGCTGCTCTACCTATTGGTTCTCCGAGAGCAAGAGAAATACCAAAGTTAATCAAAGGACCAATAAATGGAATACGTTTAAATAATGGTTTCAACAATGCACCAACACCTTTAGCACCAGGACCCATTCCAATTGCCTTCATTGCATTACTGCCAGCCTTCTTAAATCCTACATCAACACTTTGTAATGCTTTACCCAATACAGTTTTTTGTGTATTATATTGTGCCACTGGGGTCATTCTTATACCACCGCCGCCGCGTGTCGGTGCCATTCTTCTAAACTGAGATCTAGTTGTAGTAAATCCTCTTCTTTGACCTGTATTGTTTCTAAAAAACCCACCTGTTCGATTGGTTCCTCCACCACCTGCTCCTGCTCCTGATCCTCTTGGTCCTTTTGGTAATATTCTTGCTGCTTGCAGTATTGCCCTAACACCTGTTACTAGGCGTGCAAGTTTACGAACAACATTTAGTGCTAAACCACCAACTAATATGCCTGCAAATATTTTCCAATTATCAGTTATAAAATTAAATATATCTACAATTTTTTCTCTATTTTCGTCCTTTGATAACCACTTAAATGCCGCATTAGCAAGGAAACCAGTGGCAATAGCACCGAAAAACTGAAGTAATCTATCAAATACATTTCTAAATGGTTTGATAATAGGGGCTGTAAGTTTGCCCACAGTTTTACCAAATCCCTTTACACTCTCTAGTGATTTTTCTCCTGCAGATCTACGATTATTTTCTGATTGCTTTCTAAATGCTTTTAAAGAGTCTTCTCTTTCACTAATTCGACTGGCAAAATCAATTGCCAATTGTTGTTGTATCTCTACAAGAATACTATTGGTTTCTATTAAAGTTTTTTCTAATCCTTGTGGTTTCTTAGGTAGATACTTTGGATCTACATTATGTCCTCTAAAAAGATTGTAACTAGCCTTTATAGTACGATTGCTTGGTGTTGATGGCGCTGGTGTTGATGGCGCTGGTGTTGGTGTTGATGGTGCTGATGGTGGTTGTGGGTTGGTAAGTCTAGGATTTCCAAGTCTGGGTGGAACTTGCTGATTCCCTGATGGTGGCGTTGGTGTTGATCTTTCTGTTGGTATTAGTGTTGGTATTAGTTTTGATCTTTCTGTTGATGTTGGTGTTGGTGTTGGTGTTGGTATTAGTTTTGATCTTTTTGTTGATGTTGGTGTTGGTGTTGGTATTAGTTTTGATCTTTCTCTTGGTTGCTGAACTGGACCAATTTTTCCTTTATTACTAACTTCTCCTACAAAATCATCTTTTATATAATCATCACCAAAAGCAACATTCTTCAATAATTGTTTAAATCCTTTAAATCTTTCATTGACTTTTTTGTCAATCTCTGGCATTAGATCCAGCAATATGCTGGACGACATGTATTCTTTCGATTCTTCTACAACACTCTCAGTGACCTTTGGAGTTTTATTTACAGAAGAAAAATTAGATGCAGATACGCTGGTTGTTTTTAGTTTTGGTTTAAATGCACCACCAAATATCGAAGAAGAAACTGTCTTCTTCCCCATCTTTGGTTTATCTGATATTCCTGGTGCTTTAAAAAACTGACCACTAAATGCCATGTTTCTGCTGATGTTCTAAACGCTGCTTTTCTAGATGGTTTGAAAGTAGAGTAATATAAATTTCCTTCTCCCAAGGAATTAGATTATCCAGTTCTGTTAAAGAATATTTATGGTGCTGCATCAAGGCAAAATTATTATGATAGTATGACTCCAACGAAGTGTGAGCCATACTCAACTGAAAAAACTTGCCAGTCCCTCAAGAATTACATCACTCACAACACCTGTTTTAGGATTCTTAACTTTAATCTTATGAGACAACTTGGGCATAGTTGCAAAGAAAGTTTCAATCTCTTTAAACTGTTTGGTATTCATCTGTTCAATAAACTCTTTCATTTCCTTTTTAGAAGAATCAGATGCTGCCCAACTTTCTTCTTCATTATAGATAATATCCACACATGAAATAATCATATCTAAAGATTTATCCACATCACTTTCATCAGTATTATACTCAAAATTACTTTCAATAAACTGCTCTAAAGCAGGATACTTCAAACGCATTTTAAGATTATCATCTAAATTGATAATATTGGTGTGCTTTTTATCAGTTTGAATTTTGATATCATCAACGTCAATGCTAACCTGTGCTTGTGTTTCTCCATCATCAGGACAAGTAATATTTACTTCAATTGTTTCTCCAACGGATTTTGATCTGATATTTAAAAAGATATATTCAATATCAAAAGTTGATAAATCACTAACCTTCACACCCCTGGTCTGAATACAATTTGTTATAGTATCTACAACAGCATTTGTAATCTGAGTCATATCTTCAGATTCTAATGCCATGACTAAAATCTTCTCTTCTCGCACAAGAAATGGGCGATATTTGATTTTCTTTTCGCTAGAGGGAATCACCAACTCATAAGTTGGGGTATTAATCTTTGGTAAAGGCATAATTAGCAAAACACTTCATGTTCAATTATTTAGTGTAGCAAATTGGAAAGGAACTGCAGGAACTGTGAACGGTATTGTTTCACCAGTGTATATTGAAGAGAAATCTCCAAGACTATCTAAACTAAAACCACTAATATCACCAAAATTAGTCCCTAATATTGCACCAGCATTATATTCATTAGCAGCATTATTGTATTTTGGATCAAATGGATTACTTAATAATTCTTCTACGAAAGCATCATACTCACCAGAATTTGCTCTAATCACAGAATAATAGTCGTAATTGAAAGTTACATTAACTTTTACGATTTCAGCACCACCATATGAGATAGGGATACTATTCATAGATTTTGGAAAAGCATTCTTTAATCTATAAATTATATTTTTATTTCTGCTACTGTCAACTTCAGTGAAAAGATTATCTGATGCTTTGCGTTTTTTATAATCTCTTTCAAACTTTCTAATGTAAATGCCATTGTGCTTATAAAAATCTGGATAATTAAACCTTCTATAGTACCCATTTTCAAAATTTGCTAAGGATCTCTCTCCACCTCCGGTAATATAATTCATCCATGCTTCAAAGAATCCAAGTGATCTATAATCATTATCAACATAAAATGTTAAGTCAATATCAGTGTATAATCTCGTATGTGCAAATTCTTGACTAACACCCATGAAGTTGTCTTTAACCTCAGAAGTTGCGAATGCACTTGCAGGTAGAACTGCATCAGAGCAAAGCAAACCCAAATTTCTAGTTACAAAATCTTCATCAAGGTTATATGATTTTTGAACATCAGGATTTTCAAGGAACTTTTTCATCCCATTGCCATTAGCCCAAGCAGTTGTGATATAAACCTCGTAAAAATTACTTTGTGATAAATTTCCGAATAATTCTGAAGGAAGACCTCCTTTCATATCCAGATTAGTAACGCCTGGTATTTTTGCCATCTAAATATTTTTAGGACTTTTATTATTAACTATTTAGATGTCATATAAGGGAAAATATTCACCTTCTTTTCCTAGAAAGTATAAGGGTGATCATAGAAACATAGTTTATAGATCACTATGGGAACGTAAGTTCATGGTTTATTGCGATAAGAACGAAAATGTTCTTCAGTGGGGAAGTGAAGAAATTGCTATTCCTTATAGGTCACCCGTTGATAGAAGAGTTCACAGATACTTTCCAGATTTTTATATAAAATATAAAGATACAAATGGCAAGATAAGAAAACCAATTATTGAAGTGAAACCTTTAAGGCAATGTTCTCCTCCACCCAAACCCAAAAAACAAACTAGAGGTTACATCTATGAAGCATATGAATATGCTAAGAATCAAGCAAAGTGGAAGGCAGCAAGAGAATGGTGTCTTGATAGAGGATATGAGTTTAAAGTAATGACAGAGAAAGAACTGGGTATTAAATAATGAACAGAATAGAACCAGAATTAAGTAAATTACAACGTATCTCAGATCCTAATTTTTTAATGAGAGAGATAGTAGATTTGCTCGATACAAGTTTCCCACCAGAATCTGGAAAATATTATACCTTTAGATATCGTGCAAAAACACCAAACATTGCATATGATCGCCATCCTCTAGTTGAAGTTGTAGATGTTTTCAATTGGGGATTTCGTGGCGTTAATTATCATTGGGGAGAACCAAGACAATATACATGGGATGAAATATTAGGACAAATTTATGAGGCAACTGAAGAAGAATTTATCACTTTACAATCTTTACCGTTTCAAGCCCTAAATAACTAAAAAGGTCTCAAAAATGCCTTGGGAAGCAAGAACTAATAAAGCAGGAAATTATGGTCGTCCAAGAAAAATTGGAGACACCACACTTTATAGTATTTTCATGACAAATTATGAGAGAAATACTGAGACGGGTGAAGTAAGACCCACAGAGAGTGCCAACCATAAAGGAGCACATTATATTGAGGTTCCAAAAGATGATCCAAGATTTACACAATCTGAAGCATTTGGTGCTAAAAATGAATTAGGTATTCCATTTACACATAGAGATAATTCTAATAAAACATTTTTATTAGTTGGATATTTGGATAAGGATGGAAAAATGCAAAGTAGTGGTAACGCAGGTGCTGCTTTAGAACAAGATTATGCTAATTATAATGCAGGAAAAAAACCAGCATATACAACAGGATTATTACAATTTGCAGAGACTCAAACCGTAAATGGAGAGGCAACCTTATTAAATGCAATAGAAGGTATTACGCCAGTAGATTCTGATGGAATACCTGTTGCTGATGCAGAAGGCACTGTTGGAATTGATGAAACTGCAATATTAGCTAATGAAGAAGAAGATGAAGAAGAAGATGACGATACAGATATTTCACCTCCAGCATTCGAAAGTTTTGGTCCAATACAAGCAAAATCAACTGCATCAGGACTTGAAGGTCTTCCAGGTAAAACAGTTAGATATCCTAATGCACTCATATCAGAACAAACAGATTACTTAAAAATAGGCATAAGAGCATATAAAGCGGTTGGTGAATCCTTTATAAGAGATCGATCCCTTGGTTTTCTGGATTCCACTACTGGACAAAAAGCAGAAGATAATAAAGGATATATTCTTTTGCCAATTCCAGCAAATATTCAAGATACAAATGCAGTTAAATACACTGACGGTAGTATGGATGCTCTTTCAGCAGAAGTTGCTAAATTTGCAACACGAACAATAAGTGCTGGTGCTAATGATGATCCCATTCAAAAGCTACAAAATGCATTTAAAGGTGCTGCTGAAGGTATTGGTAGTTTTACAGAAGATGGAACATTACAAAAATTAGTAACTAATTCTCTTGCTTCAGAAGCTTTAAATGCTTTACCTGGTGTTAGTGTAACAAGAGATCAACTTATTGCAAGGGGAAGTGGTGGAATAATAAATCCAAATATGGAGTTATTATTTAACGGAGTCACTCTTCGTACTTTTAGATTCTCTTTCAAATTAACTCCTAGAAATGATACAGAAACTAAGAGTATTAAGACCATAATTCAAGTGTTTAAAAAAAATATGGCACCAAAGGCTGCAGCAAGAAAACAGTTCCTATCAACTCCTAATATATTTGACTTACAATACATGAAAGGTGGAAAAAAGCATCCATTTCTAAATTCATTCAAATCATGTGCTTTAACAGATATGTCTGTAAATTATACTGGTGATGGAACATATGCTACATACCATGATGGAACTCCAGTATCCATGATAATGGATCTAACATTTAAAGAGCTTGAAGCAGTTTATGATGAAGATTATGACAAAGTACCATCTGCTGAAGGAGTAGGATTCTGATGGGTTATTTTAAAGAAGTACCAAATTTAGAATATCAATCTTTCTTGAAAGGTAAACTATCCTCTCAAGATTATTTGACTGTTAAAAACTTTTTTAGAAGAGTAAAATTAAGAGAAGATCTTGAATCAGTATATACCTTCTTCTCAAAGTATACTATAATAGATGGTTTAAGACCTGACAATGTTGCAGAAGACCTTTATGGATCACCACAACTAGATTGGGTTGTATTAATATCTGCTGGAATTGTTAATGTAAAAAATGAATGGCCATTATCAAATTCAGAATTAATTAAACACTCTGAAAGAAAATATGGAACAGAATTTTCAGGAGTTAGGCATTATGAAACAACTCGGGTTGTAGACAATAGAAAAAGACTTATTCTTCCTGCAGGATTAGTTGTGGATTCAACTTTTACCATACCAGATCCATCTAATCCACTTGAAACATTAAATCCAGTAGTTCCAATAACTAACTTTGAGTATGAAGTTAGAAAGAACGATAAAAAAAGAAATATATCTGTTTTGAGAAATGATTATCTTAACAAATTCTTATTAGATACAAGAAAATTGATGAGATATACAAAATCTTCTGAATATATAAACAATTCTCTAATTAAGACAGAAAACACTGAATCTAAATTACCATAATAGATTTAACTTTTTATCAAAAATCATTACATATCTGTGCTTGCGAGATCTTTCTTTCCACTCACCTTCTGATCCTTTAACACTTCCTCTAGAGTGTTTAGTTCCATCTGCAAAATAAAAATCTTTTTTTGGTTCTGAAAGACCGCGATAGAGAAAGTTACAAGCACGATAAATTGTACCAGAATGATGGTCACTATCAGCGTATGAGATAATGGCCCTAACATTGGTCTCTTTTCTAAGTCGTCTAATCGCTTTTGATACAAACCAAGAAGTGATATTATACTCGCTCTGCTGAGTATTCGGGTGGATGCAGAGTCTGGATAATTCAAAAAGTCCTTGCTGTTCATCACGTTCTAATCCAAAGGCACCTTTAGCAATTTCAGGAACAGGGAGACCTGTAAAGATACAGACTCCCTGAATACCACCCACATTCAATGGACAAAAATCATTATTTTTGTATAACCCATAATTATAACCAGATTTAAAGGTTTTAGAAATATCCTTCAAATAATGAAACCGCAGAAGTAACTCTGCGGATTCTTTCTTGTTTACGCGGTCAATGTGATAATCGGATTTCAATCTTCTGCCAAACGTGCAAAGT